AAATCCCTTGTAATACTTCGCAAATTTCAGGAAAATTGTACTTCGGGTGCTGCTCTGATAGACTAACTTTCACACCCAATACGAAATCAAGCGTTTTCCATCTTTCATGATCTGCGGCCTGATACGCCATGTTTGTTTCTGTTCGGGTTACACGCATTGCATTTTTGTAGGCTGAATTATAATGCCCCTGACCGGGTGCATTTTCAATCATTGCCTTTGATGCTACCAAATTACCGTTTTTATCCCGAACACGGCGAAACCTGGCCAATGGATTTTCAAGGTACTGCCTTATCCGGCGGCTTGCTACCTGAGCCGAATCACCGTTAACGATAGATAACCCGATGTGTATTTCCATCTCAGCCATCAATTGTCCTGAAACCTTCCAAAGTGCATCGGCCAATGTTCCGGTTCCACGATCACGGGCAATGAATGCTTCTAATGCCGGGGTATTTGGCACGAATAAAGCCGCTTTTTCGGCTGTTTTCAGACCTGTAACACTTTTAATGTAGTCTTTTACTATCTCATCATTTTTCTCGTTTGACAGCCTCCATGATTCAGCAATTTCGGATTCAGTTAGTTTTACGTTCTCTTTCTGAAATTCGCTGATTATTGCAGTGATTTTTTTTTCAATCGAAGGGTTAAAATTGAATGACTTTGAAAATCTGGCATTTGGGTCATTGACAAGTAAAGAAATATCGGCGGCTACCTTATTAAAAAGTTTCCTGTACTTCGCATTGAAAGATTTCTGGTTGCGAAGGAACTTGTCACGATATGTCAAGCTTATATCAGCCATTTATTCTTCTTTTTTTGGAAATAGTGCTTCATGTAATAATGTAAAGATAAGACAAATATCTTCATCACCATTTTTCATACTATGATGCTCTTTCCCTGATTTTGATTCAATCATAAACATTTGAATATCTTTTAATCCACGCCTTAATTCAGCGTTTTCGTTTGCTAAATGAATAATCGTTTCTATCTTGTTCATTTTGTTAGGTTTTAATCTTCATAATAAACCGGCCTTGTTCCGTTTGCGTATTCTTGAATCAACTTATTGTAGGCATCCATGCCAGCCCCGGCCAAATCTCGCTTGACCTGAATATAAGGATTATCTCCAACATCAATATGGTCTATCTGCACGTGTGGAAGGAAACCTGTGATAAACCCGGCTACCCGCGCCCTGAATGATGCCAATGAATCATCAAAACCGTAAATTCCGGGCTGATTCAAATACCCAATTTTGTCCAAAAGTACGGAATTGTACATTTGGCAGGTTCCCATAACATGCTGAACTTCTTCGAAAGGTATCCAGCTTTGGCCCGGTTCGTGTGCTAAAAAGTAAAGAGCCGATTTATACCAACTTATTTCACTTTCCGGGTGTTCAGCCAAATCCTTTCTTTTCAATCCGACAATTCCGATTTTTGGATCGCGTTCTATGGCTTCTTCCATTGCTTCAACCCATCCAGACTGATTAATTACAACATCGTTGTCCATTTTGATGCAGTTTTGCCCGGGTTCCCGAAGTTTCCAAGCTTTATTGATTGCGCGGGCTGTTCCTATGTTTTCGGGTAGGGTAATTACTTCGACATTTAAATGATCATTCTCTGAATTATGAATAAATTCAGAGAAAATACTCTTAGTTTTGAAACAACTATTATTATCAATAATTACTAATTTGTGTCTGTATAAATCAACTGTATTCAATATTGATTTAAGTGTTCTTTCGGTGTATTCTGAACGTTTATTTTCTAAAGTGTCAAATACTGCCATAGATATAATACTTGCCATATCGTTTATTTTTGAATTAACCAACAAAGTTCATCAATGTAACTCTTATCAACATTTTCGCCAAAGATTTCATCAACTGCCTGAATTACTCCGGGGTGAATGTCACAGTAATCATGCCCGGCAATTATACCGCCTTTCTTGACCTTTGGGAACCATGCCTGAATATCACGTTTGATACTTTCATACACATGATCGGCGTCCAAAAATACAAAATCAATTGATTCATCTGCATAAAGTTTTGCAGCATCCCAACTTTGACTAATAATCGTTTCATACAGTCCATCTACCGGCTTCATATATTCAATAAAGTTCTGAAGTATTGACTTTCCGTTTTCACCTGTGAAAGTGAACGAATCAACCCCGGCAATTTTAAACCGCTTTCTGGCGTTAACCATTTCGACCATCAGATAAGCAAATGATTTGCCTTCGTAAGTTCCGACCTCCACAACCGTTGCGCCGTCTGGTAATGTTTCTGCCATGTCTTTATAAAGTCGCGGCCAAGTGAACCACCCTACAATAGGCTCGTTAAAATGTTCCATTTATTCATATTTTTTAAGATCATTAAAACTCATACTAAATGTTACTCTCGGTTTTTCCATTTGTTCAAGATATTGATTTGCTTCTTTGCTCATTCTGTCAAATTCTTGTTTTACCCAATCTGTTCGAGGAACACGGCAAAACCAAACCGTATCAACCCAAGTCCCTACCGGGGTATCTTTGGGAAGTCTGTATATTATGTCTTTTTCATACTCTTTTTTACCAGAACCAATACATTTAAAAAATCCGTATTTCTGTTTAGGTTCAAATATAATAACGATTCTATCAGCCCCTTCCTGTTCAATCGATACTATTCCCTTTAGTTTTTTGATTTGTTTAATAAGTTTTTTCATTATTTATATTTTAGTGGATAATCTGTACAAACTCCGAAAGCGTTCTGAATGTCCCAATATTCATAAGTTTCCGGTAAAACTGCTATTGATTTCGGCGTGATAAGTCCGCCTGGAAATGTCCAAAGATAGCATTTCGTTGTTAAAGAAACCTCATCTTTTTGATGAAAAAAAGCATTCATTTTAGGATGATTAAGCATAAACTCTATTGCCTTAACATTTTTGCAATGAATCCATAGATATTTTGAATTGACAGATAAAAAACTTTCTTTAATTAAGTATTCAGCTTTATCATGACCCAAATATAATTTTGATCCACATTTCCATAAATCAACTTCAACGTCAAAACCTTTACTCAATGCTGACAAAATATAACTTGGGTTATTCTCTAATTCAAGATTTGACCCGTTTAAGTTACCTCTGTGGCTTATTGTTATCATCTTTTGAAATGTATGTTATATTCCAAAGCCCACGGCGTAATATGCAAGTCTCTAAATCCGTTGTTTGTCAGAAATTCAACAGCCTGTAAAAGCGTGTTTTCAGTTCCCTTGTAAAGTGCTACGTCTGCATTTGCAGCGACTTCGATAACACCCTCCTGAACGTTTGATATGTATTCGCCTAATCCTTCCAATACCTTCAAATCTGATCCCTGAGTATCGCAATGGAAATAGTCAATCCTAGTTATCCTATTTGCGGCGATAAAATTATCAAGCCGGATAACTTCAACTTCAATTTGATTTGTGAAATAAAAGTCTGTCCTCCACGCCCATTCAGGGGCAAGTTTATCTGTAAATTCATAAAGAGAACTACATCCCCAGTCGTTATGCCCGGCAATATTGAATTTTGCCTTCCCGTTAAAATTTGAAACAGCTTTTTGAATCAAATGATAATCATTGATTTTTACTATTTTTTTTCTGATTTCTTCACACATTTCAGGCGTAGGCTCAAAAGCATAAATTATACTATCTTTTGCCATGTGCAACGTACTTTCCCCGTTGTTAGCCCCAACATCAAACACAATTCTTTTTTTCATATTATTTTTTCAAAAATGTTTGTAAATCTTCTGGAGTCCCTAATCCTGACATTTTACTTACTTCAAAAGTCTCGATTATTTTACCTTCTAAAATTGCTTCGTTGTACACGGGAGCCACGTAAAATTCACCGTTAACCCGGATGTTCTTTTCAATCATTTGCTTTGCACATCTGACATATTCTGAACCTTTGGCCCAATAGTAAATTCCAACCGTTGCCTGATTGCTGATCACTTCTTTTTCCTTTAATTCGGTTACATTTCCGTAATCATCGGTTTTCACATAACTCCATTTTGGATGTGAATTTTCAAAAGTCAGGATTGAACCGTCAATATTGTTTGTGTTCAGCGAATGATAAAACTCGCCGGATTTCCACTCAACAAATTGGTCTGAATTGGCAATCAAAAGCGGGTTATCGTTGTCTATTAAATGTTCAGCTAAAAGAGTGGTGCAAGCTGCCCCTTCGGTAATTTTATCGACCTGAATAATTTTGCATCCCGGTGTTAAAATGTTCAGAAGTGATTGTAAATTATATTTTTCAAAATCTTCTTTTCTAACTAAATAGATAAAATTTGCATCGATGTTAAGGTTTTCGATCACTACCTGAATCATTGGCTTTCCGTTAACTTCGATTAGTGGTTTTGGGAAAGTATATCTTGCCTGAGTGAAACGGCTTCCGGCTCCGGCCATCGGAATAAGCACATTCATTTTTTCATCAGTCCATTTTATGTCTTTCACATCCCGGCCAATGTGTTTGTAAATCCGTTCAATTGTCACTTCCGATGGGTTTCGTACCGGACAAAGGTTTGCGCCGGATGAAATGGCAGCCAATCGCCCAACGTATGAATCTTCAATTATCAGCGTTTCAGATGGCAAAACTGATTCCTGAATCATTGCCTTATAATAGATTTCAGGATGCGGTTTTGGGTTCCGTACATCTTCATTAGACAATATGCCATCAAGGAGCTTATAAATGCCTAACATTACACAGGAAACGTTTACAGTATCTTCGATTGAGTTTGAAGCGACATAAACATTTATCCCGTCGTTTATTAGCTGAACTATGATTTTGATTATTTTCTCGTCACGAACAATAGTTTTTTTTAGTTCGGGTATAGTCAATTCTTGTTTCCTGTTCCAAATCGCTGAATGTAACTCGCGCTCAAGTCCGCGTTCTTTCGTCAATATTTCCAGCTTTTTGTAAGTTGAAAGCCCGTCAAACTTCATTAAATGATCGTTGTGTGAAATTACATACTTTTTATCAACCTCAGCTAATGCCTGATTTAATACCTCAAAATGAAGGTTACGGGTATCAATTAACACCCCGTCCAAGTCAAATATTACTAGTTTAATCATAATATTTATCTCCTTTCACTGAATTTGGTTTTACAACTACGGTTACACAATCTTCCAAACACTCAAAACCTACTGATTCAAATTCATCAATCTGAACAATGTCACCAGACCTAAAAACAGAAGTATTTAACATCAAAACACCCGATAAAATTACAGTAAATTCTTTGGATAACCTATGATGGTGCGCTGCCCCTGTTTCTCCTTTTTTGTACTGTTTGATTCCTACCTCGAAAATATCAACGTGTGAAGCTGGGATGAAGTTACCAATAAACCAGCCGCCTTTCATGTCCTTTAATTTTGTTAGTTTCATTTGTATATTGGATTTAATAGCCTCCTTTTTTTTCCAATAACCATTTTTTAAGTTCAACCTGAGCCATAGCAAATGCCAAGTCTAAATCACTTGATTGAACAGATATGACCTTATATTCTTTGTTTTCCATTGTGACTTTATACCCAATATCAATACACCATTCCATGATAGATGAATTGTATATTTCAATTTTAAACCCATGTTGATCCCTTATTTTTTCATAAAACTTTAAAAAACTTTTCATCGAAGTATAGTATTTGTGATTGATAATCTGTTAATATGTATTCCGTGTCGTTTTAGATTTTCAGTTACATAGGTTTCGGGATGAAATTGCACCCCGTCACGGTAAATATTTTGGAACTCAATGAAGATACTAAAATAGGTTTTCATCACTTTGTAATTTCCGAAAGCAAACTGATCATTCACTCCGCCCCAGTAATCATTCCCTGAAGGTATGTAAATTTCAGTATCATTGATAACGTAATCTTCAAAATTGATCTTTCCACTCAATTCAATGTCGCACCTTGACCGGACATAAATATCGTAATCCTGTGGAACTATGCAAAAACCAATAAACGAATTAAGCCACGGCTGGATAACTTCTAAAGGTGTTGATACCGGGTTCCGGTTTGGGTATAATTGATCAACTTCACGCCCAAAATAATCACCGGGTATTTTTACAAATTGTTTGTAATTGGTATTTTCTGGTTCTGTATAGGTATGAAAAAATAGATCTGTTTCAGGCGTAAATAGGTTTGCTTCCTGATTCGCCTTGCATTGGTTCCAAGTTCTTATTTGCCCACTATACAAAACTGCTACTTTCATTAGTGAAATATTGATATGTAAATGATTGAACCAACTTTAATACAGATACAAAACAATATTATTGATACAATTATAAATCTTAGTTTATTTTTCATATCAGTGAATTTATAATTTCAATCCTTTGTTTGTTTATCTTCGTCAAAGTTAATTCATCCTGAATGTATTCCCATGATATCTGATTGCTTTTTTCAATATCAATTTCGCACGAACAAACTGCCTTCATACATTCATAATAACTTTGCGGATCAGTGTATTTTAATGCCCCAGGAGCCTCCCACCACTCAGGAACTATCGAAATAGCCCCGAAATAACTAGCCTCAATGTATGCAATGTTTGATTTTGACCTGTTGAACGGATTGTCGTGAAGTGGCACATGAACACATGCCGGGGCCATTCCCATTAAATTCTTGAAATAAACAATAATGTCCGATCCTTTTACAAATCCTTTATTCGCTGATTTATTCAAAAACCACGGATAAAATCCAACAAAAATAAACTTCCATTCTTTGAAATCTTCTGAAGCTAAATTGATCGGACTTCCATAATTCATTAAATCGTAGATATGAGTTTCTGTTCCCCTCCAAACAACAGAATTATTTCTGATTGGCATAATATCCGACCTCTTGAAAATCGAATCATTAAAAGCGTTTGGAATTACCGAAATGTTTAAATTAAACGGTAAATAAGCCTCTTTTAAATTTTCGTTGGTGACCGTGACCACATCGGCAATAGATAATATTTCCTTTAATGCTTTCCGGTTTTCAGTATCGTTGTATAGGCTATGATTTCCGTTCTCAGGTGGCACACATAAAAGGTTGTCGTCATAATCTACCCAAACCGGCTTGTTCATCTGTTTGATGTACGAAATTAAATCGAATGCTGGTTTGTTAAACGGCCTTTGGAATAGAATCAAATCAAAATCAGAAATTACAGCCCAATTGATTTCAATCTCTTTCCATGAAATGCTTTGGATATTGTGGCCGGACTGTTTGGCTAAATTGTGTGCAATACCGGAACTTCGATAAAAGGCACAGGAATCGGTTTTAGAGTAATTTATTAAAAGTATGTCAGCCATTATAATTTTATTTCAAGTTCTTTCCCTGTTAAATCGAAAACAATGTTCTGAAGTTTGTGTAATTCTTTTGGCATACGAATATGAACACATTCATCAAAGTCTCCACAAATATTTTCATTATCATTCCCAATAAATTCACTGTCAATTTCAAAATAAACACCATTAAAATAATCATGATTAAATATTCCTTCTCCGGATTTTTCAAACCCTGCTTTTAACAGGATTTCTTCAGTTAATGGAATTGGCTTGTATGTTCCGTGATTTGGTTGTTCGACACAATTGCGAATGTGTTTCCAATTTATTGTAATAATCGTATCATAAGTATTAGGCGGAACGTTGTATGCTGGATTCCAACAATAAACCAAATTCCCAATTCTTAATTCATTTGCTTTCATCATTTTTTGATTTAACAATGGTTAGTATTTCTTCAATTCCTTGCATCATGGTTTTGTGAGCCGTTGAACTTCTAAATGATTTTACATTTTTATATCTGAATGCTTTCGATATAATTGCATGGCTTATTCTGAATCCTTTGATGTTTGGATATTTCATATTGGCTTTAAAATATTGACAGGCGGCAATCCAAAATCAATGCACATCATATCGTAAGCAATTGCGGCTTCTCTTTCTGTTTTAAATACTTTATTTTTATTTACACCGCGATACATCAATTTTGCACGATAATAAAGCTGTTCAACATCACCTTGCCATATTGTTGGATAAACTCCTTTATATTTTGACTTTTCCATTCCACAAATATAGTATTTATTTTCTAAATGCTATTATATAAGGTAATATTTTTTATTGCCCTGCAACCGCAGCCGCCTGATCGTCTTTCATCCGCTCAATTTCAATGTCAGGATCGGCGACTAACGGATTTTCCCGGATTGCAGATTCTTTAGACATGATGCCTCCGGTGACAGCCACCGAAAGATTATCAATCTTTTCAGTCGTATTTTGTGGAAGATACGGCGTTATAACAGGGATTAATTGGACTGTTTGCGCCTCTTTTGCAAGCGAAGTATCAATCACATTTTCTATTGCTGCCTTAATCAGATTTAGCCGCCTTTGTAACCCTATCCCAAACCATTCTTCAATCGTTGCAACGGCCATGTGTGCATCCATGAAAAATGATTTCATAGTGACTTCGGCAATATTTCCAAGCCCCTTCATTTCGGCAAATGATATATTAGGCGTCTGACTAAGTGTGTAAATAGAATTTAACAGGTTTTCACGTTCCATCTTAATTGATTCAGGCGGCGAAGATAAAGCCAAGTACTTAGCTTCTGCCCCCTGAGCCAGTTGAAGTATCTTTCCCTGTTCACCTTTGGCCGCAAAACCTTCTATTTCACCTGAAACTGTCATCATTGGCGAACCAAAATAATCATTCATATCGGCGTGGTTGCTCTCCAATGTTTCAAGCCTGGATATTTGGGACTGTTGGTCAAACCAAATAGGCTTATTTAACTGATAGTATTCAATCAGCATCTTTTTTGCGCCGTTCGGTATTGGGTTTGCAATCGCCGAACCATCAGCATTAAACAGTTCATCCAATACCCATTTGCTGTTAATATTTGCATACTTATACTCAAATTCGTCGGTGTAAATGTCGAAATGTTCAATGTCTTTTTCACCGTCTGATAGCTTATAACCACGAGCAAAACTGATCATTGAACCCGTGGCATCGAATAACGGGAATAAAGCATCTCCTGATGTAGGGCTGAATATCTTTGATTTTAATGTAAATTTAGGCTTTTCAAGTCCAGATTCGACCAAATACCAGATAACGGCTACTTCCATCTCAGACAACACCCGGCGAAGTATCTCTTTATTCCGATAATCCATTTTATTATCGTTCTGGATTCGTTCGACCATTTTAACAAGCTGTTTTTCCTTCTCTGTTTCAACGTCTGATTCAAATATAGCAGTCGTTTCAACAGGATTGGTAAGTGCAAAACCGATTCGACGTTCAACAATCAATGATTGTAACGATGATCCAACGCGGTTTACCTCAACAGGAAAGTTTTTAACTAAAATAGGGTTACCATCGCCATCAACCGTTCCACTGTCTTTTGTGATTAGCTTTTTAGGCCTTTTATTTGAGTCAAAAACATCATGCTTTTGAACATTATATTGACTAATTGCAAGTTCCTGTGCTTCAGTATTAACTGCCCGTTTGAATAACTTTTTTGATTCTTCAAAATTAAGGCTGGCTATAATTTCTAAAGGTGTTGCCATGATGTATTTTTTAGCAAATATAATGAATTATAAATAACCTGATAATTCGACTGCTGATAATGTTTTTTTCTTAACCGGATAAAACGTATTCGCAAGTGCATCGAAATAGTCAGTTGACCGTCCTATCCGTTTTTTTATGTCCTCTTTTTTCTCAATGATTATCTTTCCAGAGCTCTGAACCTGATATTTGATTTGTACGGCTTCCTTAGTAAATTCCGGGTTTGGAGGCAAACATGCTTTTGATTTATTGGCAGGATTCAACCAATCCCGGACTGCCCAAAACAAATATGCCCTCATATTTGCAAATTCATATTGTCCGGTCACGTCGTGTAAATCGGTTGCGGCCTCAGAATATTTACAGGAAAATGCTTTCTTTACGTTCTGTTCCACTAATCGCGAATAAACGCCTGCCCCTTCTCCAATTGTGTCAATATACGCTTCTGAATTGCCAAATAACATGTTTTTTACAATCCCGGCAATCTTCATGTGTTCGGCTTTCCCTCCTGATTGATAAACGTCAAAAGGCAAAACAAAATGTCCGTAACGATGGCAAATTACGGAACTATCGCGGCCCATTCCAGCTATGTCAACTCCGATTTTATGTGTCCCGTCCCGAAATGATTTATCGCTCGCTTTCCAGCGTTCGTTTGCCAGTTCAATCCATCTGTAGGGAATCAAAACATCTTCTGAAACTTCCGGGAACATTCCACGAACTTTGACACGGAATAAATCATTAGGACTGTATGCTGATCCTTCAAATTCAAAGTCTCCTTTTCCTTCGTCAATCTCCTCCGGTCTTATCTGTTCGCACCACGTTTCGACTTTATCTTTTACCCAGTCATAATCAACTTGACCGGGAATGACTATTTTCTTTTGAATGACATTTGGGGCAGTAAGATCATCAAGCCTAAACGATTGCCAACGGCTTGATTTCATCGACTGAGCCGCATACCCAATTGAATTGTTCGGGTTAAATACAATAAGTATTTTTGAGTTCCCCTGCAAGTTCCCTTCAATGGCCGCGAAAGTATCTTCCCCAATCCCGGATGCCTCTGTAACGACAAACATCGTATTAACAGCATGGAATCCAGACCACGCCTCGTGATTGTGTTCGTCGGCTTTGAATCCGGTAAGAAACCATTCCTCATGTTCTGTTCTGATGTCATTTCCAACCAATCTTCCCGGTAAAACTTTTGCTGCATTGAAAAGCCTGGTTATTTCCGGGTACATGATATTCTCAACCTGTCGCCCTGTTGGTGCTGTCAATGCTACTTTTGTATTTTCAACTAAAATTCCAGCTTTATTGAATTTTGGGGTGAGGTATAAAAAACAAATTGCCGCAACCGCTGCGACAAAATCTTTTCCACGTGCTGTGCCTGATGCGACCGACACCATTTTGTTTTTTTGGACTGATGTTAGTATTTCCTGCTGTTCTGGATCCAGATTGACTTTCAAAACATCCTTTGCAAACTTGCACCAATTTTGCTGCCAACCGTGGAATACTTCAATATCAGTCATTAGTTTGGCTGGCTTGTTTCATCAATTCAGCAAAAGGCGACATTAAGTCTTTGCCGTCCTTTCCGGTTAACTCCCGTTTTTCGGCTGCGTTGTAACCCATCATTTTATTAATCATATCCATTGCAGTAGTTTTACTGTATAATTTTATCTTAACATACTTTGTTTCAACCTCAGATTCTTTTAAATCTTCTCCAATCATAACCGCGTAAGTTTTTGATTCTGTCTTAGTGTCGATACTTTCAACAGCGGCTAAACAGTCTGGATTTTCTTCTTTTATCTGTTCCCATTCTGTAAGTTCAATCCAATTATCATGCAAATGTGATATGTTTGAATAGGCTATTTTTGCAAGCTCTTTTAGGTTTCTAAGCTTTGAAATTCCGCTCTCTTCCTCCAAGTTGTTCTTTATGAATGTTATATACTGTTTAATGTGAGGTTTTGTGAGGTTTCCATAAGCTGTTTCTCTTAGTATCTTTACACTATATCCGGCTACCCTTGCAGCCCTTGAACCGTTCCAATCAATTATATATTCGTGACAAAATATACGCTCTTTATGAGTGAGTTTCTTTTTTAGTTCCTCAAATGTATATATTTTTTCTTCGGTCATTAGTTTACTGCGAATTTAGGGTTTAACTGATTTTCAATGATATTTTCAACTTCTTTTATTGTTAAAGTTGAATAAAAACTCATCCCATTAGCGTATATCTGAGAATATTCTATTTCATTTTCAAAGTATTGTGTTACAGCGTTTATTTCGTAGAATGTGATATTTCTCACCTCACATAATCTTAAATCAAAGTCAACATCAGCATTTTGTAATGATTGTGTTGAATCGGTGTTGAATAATATAGGTAGTTTTATTTTCATCTTATTTTATTAAAAAGGCAAATCCTCTTCTGGTTCTGGTTCATACTTCGGATTGCTAAAAGCCATCTCAGTCGGTGGTAGTCCGGTTCCTTTCATAGGACTTTCGTAAGTAGGTAATTTTTCGTCTGTTTGGTTCTGTTGAGTTTCTCCGGTAACTGAATAAGCGTTTACGTTTGTGAAATACTTGTCGCCAAATTCCCTGGATTCAAGGTTGAATTTTACTTCCACTACAGCCCCGGTTGAAAACTTATCCATATAGCTCGTTTTTTCGCCGAAAAGGGTAAATGCAATAAGTTTCGGATACTGGCCTTCTGTTTCTATTGCAAAGTCTCTTTTCTGCCATTCTTTCCCGGCTTTTGAAACTCCCGACTGAATAGGCTTGATCGCCACAATGGTTCCTTTGATCTTTAATTCCTCGCTCATTTTTTTTAAATTTAAATTAGGGCTGTTATCGGGAACCCACCCGTCAAACTACGCTGCTGCTTCAGCTTCGTAATCGAAAAGTTGAATAGTGTTGTCATTTCTGACTTTATTAAGTCCTCAGTTTATCTACTTCTCTGCCAATCAATACTAATGTCTCCCCCGAATTTGATCAGTTTATAACACTTTTACTGTCCTGTTTGATCAGGTGTTTTGGACACAATTGGCGATTGCGTGGAGGAGCCGAAATTTGCATTCGGGTCTTGCTCAGTCTTTCAAAAAACATCAACGAACTTAATTTTATCTATTTTTCAATATTCTATTTGCAGATATGTCTCTGGCGTATTGATATGGAACATTGAAATCATTTGCTATAGTAATTAATTTCTTATTTCCTCTATTTATAATTGCTTGCTTTATTTCTATCGCTAAAATTTCTGGTATTTTTGTATTTTTAGGATATATTCCTTTCACAAATCTTATTCCGACTGGAGTAATAAGTCTATTTTTATCCCTACAATCAGACATATTGTCTTTTTGCGTACCCAGAAACAAATGATTTGGATTAACACATCTTCTATTATCGCACTTATGGCATACAAATAATCCATCCGGTATTTTGCCAAAATGTATTTCCCATGACAGTCTGTGTGCCGATATTGTTTTTTTATTTATCTTAATACATCCATATCCATTCCCTCTAAGCGCAGACATAAAGTTCCAACAGTAATCTGTTTTTTCAATCTTATCAAAAAACCTTTTCATTGTTATATTTTAAAAGTTCAGACAAATATACACAAAATATATTTAATACGTCCAAACAGTTTCAAAAAAGTTTCAACGAACATTACTGCAAATATACAAAATTATTCGTTACATTTGCCTTTAACATTTGTTTTTTCATAGATTTAGGATTGGTTAGTTTGCCGGGCAGTTCTCAGGCTGTCCGGTTTTTTTTGTAACAATTGTTACAAACTAGTAAAATAATTGAAAATATTTTTGTTTGGGTATTGTTTATTCAAATTCTTACTTTATCTTTGTTTTATTAATAAACAAATAACACACAATGAAAGATAAAAAGGCTATTATGCCAAGACTTAAAGTAATGGAAGTGTCTGATTCAATTGCATTTCCTTATCAACAAAGACAGTCTGTCGAGGTAACAAGGGCAAGGGCGCAGCGCATCCACAAGATGAAGTTTAGGATTGAAACAATTGATGAAGAAATGAATTTCAAGGTTACCAGAACCGCTTAATTCTACTGCCATGACTGAACTTGTATCCAAATCACAGAAAGGAAACCCGGTTACAACATCGTTGATTGTTGCCGAGGTTTTTGAAAAGAACCACAAGGACGTTTTGAGAGCTATCAAGAATACAATTAGCTCGGCGCAAAATTGCGCCCAGTACTTCTACTCATCAACTTACAAAGATTCTTCCGGTAAACGCAATGAAATGTTCATTATGAATCGCGACGGGTTTAGTTTGCTCGTGATGGGGTTCACCGGCGAAAAAGCATTGAAGTTCAAAATTTCGTTCATCGAAGCTTTTAACGCGATGGAGCAAAAACTACGTCAATCAGTTGAAATTCCTCAATCGTTTGCTGAAGCACTTGAATTGGCCGCACATCAAGCCCGTGAAATTGAAGCAAAAGACAGGCTGATTGCAATTCAGGCCCCGAAAGCAGAATTAGCAGATCGCTTAATTGATACTGAAACCCGTGTTGATATTGGTCAGGCTGCAAAACTTCTCAAATTGCCTTACGGCAGAAACACATTTTTCAAAGAATTGCGCGACCGGGGCATTTTCTTTAAAAACCGGAACGAACCAAAACAAGAGTATGTTGAGCGTGGATATTTTCAGCTTTTTATGGTAGTTATTCCGACAAACACTCACGGCGATCTTTCTAAAACAAAGATTGTAGTTCCACAAAAAGGTCTTTCATGGTTGGCAAAAACATTCGGAACTGAGTTAAACGATCAACTTCCGAACCTTAATGCAATTTGAGTTCTTAATTGATTGAAATTACCGGGAGTGATTTCCCGGTCGGGGGATAACACGCTAATTCAAGAGGTTTCGTAGCCTCTCCCCTGACAATTTTATTGAAAAAAAACAAGAGTTTGCTCAATAACCGAAAGGCAGCTACGGCACGACTAAGAATCGTGTATAAACAACCCGAAAGAGCAATTTGGTTGCGATGAAAAGTAGGGAACAAAACGAAAAAACATTCTCCTGAAACTCAGTTCGGCTGGTTACTCATGGGAGATAAAAATACTACTCTGAATTTTGCCGCCAAGCATTCGATTCAGAAGGGTGTAACCTCTTGATCGGGGTTACGCTCACACAAAAACAAAATCAAAAATTATGAAATCAAAAACCGATTTGTCTAAGCTCACATCAAAACTTGAAAAAGTCGAAAAAGAATTGTCTAAATGCAGAACCTCAACTATTGAAGATGGTTGGCAGACACAAAGGCACGCTAAAAAGTCCAGAAAATGGGATATTTTGGCACAAGAAAAAATGAAATTGCTTCAAGAAATTGAAGATTTTAAAGATTATGAAATTATAAAAAAACATGAAAAAATATAAGAAACAAATTAGTAAACTTTTAGAATCATACGGAATCGAACTTTCAAAAAAAGAGGCTATTACAAAAGAGATTTTATTAATAATAAAAGTAGAAGTTAAAGCTAAGAAACATTTTAGAAAACAGCGAGATAATGCTTTAATTCAAATACAAGATTTCAATGATAAAGGAAACTAAAATGGAATATACACCTCAAAAAGAAGCTGAAATATGGCGACAACATTTGGATTATACCGAAGTGTTTAATTTCAAACACAGGGTTATATCTTGCCCTGTGTTTAGGGTCGAAATAATAGAACCATTATTTGTATTTATCTCAAAAAAAAACAGAAAAATATGTCGTGTCGTGACAAAAACAGGAATGAGTTTATATGAGACTTCTAAAATTTTAAAGTCTGAAAAAAATGATTCGGGTGTTGATTAGCATTAGCCATAACGTTTGATTATAAAAAATCGGTGGGGAGTTCGGAGCTACGGAACTGTCAACCGATACAAAAGTAACTTAGTAGCAAGTGGTTTAAAATTAGCACAATACCCCACTGTTTTTTATAATGTGTTGTGTGCAGTGCTTTTATGGAAACAATCATCTTTTTACTACTTATTTTATTTGTAGAAATAATTTTTAGCCCACGACTGGACTTCACAAGAGAAAAGAAACTTTTATTATGGTATGGTAAATATAACCGTAGGTATGTGGTGCTTTTTTAGCATTGCAAACAACGTTGGTGGTATGGTTGGTTGCCGATTGCGGGCTACTTTCCTATCAAACTGACACAAGCCAAAAGCGGGTGGTAACGCTTCAATTTAGTACTAACACGGCAATTAACTATACCACGGGTTAGCTGCTGGCATTTATTTAAAATCAAAATGAAAGAATATGTAGTAACATTCAAAACAAGCTGTCAAATATCGCCCGATGATTGGGACGTATATAGTCCAGCTTTAAAAGTAAACGAAAACACAACGGTTAAAGAAATCGAAGAGTTTTTTAGAAAGCATGTAAAAGTTGGAACAATGGAAGTTAGACTTTCTGATTTGGCGTGTGTCCCTGCTTGCAGCTAACGTAGGAAACTAACACGCAGGGGCGGATTGCGTGCGATTTCCTGTCAAACCGAAAAGCAGCCCGGGCGGAAAGATGCACACCGAAAACCACCGCTGCCGCACTTGACGGGTAGCTGAAGTTAGTGGTTAGTGCTTTAATTTTCATATTATTAACTTATAAAATTTATCAAAATGCAAGTATTCGTAGAAAAAGATTGGACTTCCCGTGCAACTCGATTTTATATTCAAGTTGAAAAAGGAAATGAACGTTTTATTATTGGTCAAAAAGACGGTTTATTAATAGAGCAACATATTGATCCGATTAATGCAACTGCCGAACCAATTATTCCCCTTTTAGAAATGTCAGATAGAATGGCTGACGATTTTATTAAAGCAATTGTCGATTATGCAAGTCAAAAAGGTGTCAAAACTGAAAACGAAAATTTACTTATGGGTAAACTCTCAGCTACCGAAAAACACCTTGAAGATATGCGCAAACACTTTGAAAAAGTCCTCGACAAAGTGGTGTCGCAATAGCATTACCACTAACGGCAAAGCATAACCGAAGGCGGGGGATTAAGTGCAACCACCCTGACCAACGGCACAAAGTAAATTGGTAGCACACATTTCCAAGTAGCGATACAGCCCCGCTTTTGGTTATGCAATGTTGGGCGCAGTTAAATTATGTTCAACTTATTCAACGAAAGAAAAACAAAGTTAGCCAATGGCAAAGAAGTTCGTGAAGGAGATAAATTATACTTCATTGATTCAGATAGACAAAGGCACGAAGGATTAATTCAAAGACGGCAATTTGATTGTAAACATTCAGATACAGGTGAACTTTTAAAAAAGGGAACTTTGTTTTTCTGGAATAATACATTCAGACCATCAGATTACTATACGGCAGATGTGGTCGCTTAATTGCGCCCAACAATTCGCTACACACAACTTTTGTTATACAAAATGCTATAAATATCTGTATATGAACCCAAAACCATTTACCCAATCGAGGACATTTTTTGTCCTTTTTTCAATCGTATTCTGGTCGCTGATATTCTTTGCATTCACATCAGAAGCAGGTGTTTATGAACGAAGGCAGAACCACAACAGAGTTTTGCAGCACCATCTTACAACATTCCACAAACAGCCTAAAAACGGGTTCTTCTGCCGAATGTACCATAACTTTAATCTTCGACCCAAGAAACACTTTAGAAAAATGTGATGGAAAAAATATTTGTAATAATAGAAGGAATTTTATCCTGTATAGGATTTGTAGCATTATTAGCCACTTTGGCAATATGGGTTTGTGAACATTTCAAACTATGGGATGACCAACCGACTCCTGAGATTGAAATTGAAATTGACCACGAACTTATTGAACGGATACAAAAATCAATTGAAGAAGAGGAACAAATCTTTTAAAACTTAAATTATGGAAAACTTTTATCAATACCTTATTATAGGAGCCTTTATAATAGGCTCAATTGTACTATTCAACCACGTCCGGGTTACTTTCTTCGGCAAAAGCAAGCCTACCGATTCACAAAGGCAAAGCCGGAGGCAATCAGAGTTAATAGGTAGGAGGAGAAAGTAATGAGCGGAAAGTCTGTAAAACGAAGCCGGAAACCATCAGGCAACAAGACAGAAATTGTCCATAAGTCGCCTAAAACAGGAGAGTTCTGGATACATGATATAGCTGCAAAAGCCACCTATTACCCTACCAGTTTGGAAAAGTTTAAAATAACTTGCGCCAGGCTTTTACATGAAAAACGAGAACTTAAAACATCACATCAACTATGAAAATACTTGCAATTGAACTATCCAATGACGAAGAAAATAAAATCTTCGATACCTTAATCGAAAAATTTGACCCGCAACTTTGCGCACATAAACTGAAAGGTCAGGAGGTTAACTTTCCGGTGAACGAACAGATCGAAATTTACGCAACATTAAACCTAAATGTTGAATACAGTGAGTTTGATTCGAACCACCAAACATCGCCTATTTATGTTTATTCATCTTTCATAATTGATTTTTACCATGATGGCAATGAAGTTAAAGGCATGGAAAATTCAAATATTTACAACAAAATTGAAAATCACAACTGGAAACAATATTTTTAGATGAACCCGATAGACATTTTACTACACGAACTAAACGAAGTTTGAACGAGCCTTAAGCAAGTCAGTTGATATGGTTAAAAATGGCTCTATCAGTCAGTTACTGACATGGGTTTCATGTCAGTAACTTGATACCGATAATTGAACAGTATAAGGATGCAATCGAAAAACTTAAAAAATAATCAAAATGAATAAGTCAGAATCAATTATTAATTTAGTCCAGGCCACCATAAAGGTAATGTCAGAAGTTAAGGGGATTGACAAAACAATGACTATCGGATCAGGAGAAAATTCTTATAAGGGAGTTTCAGATCAGGAAGTAAAAAAGGTTATTGGTGCATCTATGGAACAGAACGGACTTGCTATTTTTCCAATCGGAGTTGAAGAAACAACTAATATTGATATTTTCGATGATCAATGGAAAAAGCGCAAACAAAACATTTTTTCAAAAGTTGTAACTAAATATCTTCTTTGCCATGAATCAGGCGAATTTATTGAAATAGTAGGCTATGGTCATGGAGTTGATAGTCAAGATAAATCAGCGGGTAAAGCAACGACATACGCTTTAAAATATGCCTTGCTTTATACGTTTATGGTTCCAACAGGAAAGATTGACGATGCAGACAAAACACATTCAGATGATTTGCCAGTAACTCCACCACCTCCACCACCTCCTCTAAAAGCAAAAACGCCAGAACTTTCACCGGAACTTGAAAAGCAATTAACTCAATCAATTGCCTTATTGGATAATATTACCGATATGGAAAAACTAAAAGCTGTTTGGGAAAACCAACCAGAATTACAAAACATTAAATTATTCAAAGATGCTGTTAATACAGCTAAAAAAAGACTGTCATAATGGAAAACTATTCTGCATTATCGCTAATTAAAGCGATGCCCGAAAATAAACAGCAAATAGCTTCTTTTATCAGGTCAGTAAAAGAAGAATTATTAAGCGGAACAAGCAACCCAATTGAAATTGATGTTCGGTTAAAAATTTTGGAAGAAATAGTAATCGGAATACGAAAAGATGAAGGGATCAAAGAACAACTTGTTAATGAGCTTGCAAAATATCCTGAAAAAACCGTTAAACTTTTCGGTTGTGAGATAAGCAAACGCAACATGACAAAATACAATTATCAGTACTGCAACGACTCGGAATTGGTACTATTACAGGCTGAGGCTGATATGGCAGCACAAAAGTTAAAAGAACGTCAGGAACTTTTGAAACTGATTAAACCTAAAACTTTAGTAAATCCTGATACAGGAGAGTTTTTAGAACCACCATTAATCACAACAACAGAATCTTTTTCGATTAAAATACTTTGAACATTTATTCAAATAAACTAAACGTGAAAGACACAGACTACGCTGAATTATTAGAGTTCATTCCTGCCAATGGATGTTTGATTCCGGCCAATTCAAAAGCTATGGATTTAATGTCAATATCGAAAAACGGGGAGAAGATAACGATGAAAAATATCTCCATGCGAGATACCGCATTTCATAAATGTTATTTTTCTCTTTTAAACTATATCTGGACTATGATGCCACCACATTTTCGGGCAAAGATACCATGCGAGGATTTTTATAAATTCCTTAAAATGATGCAGGGCGAATTTGAGGAAATTTTCGAGTTCAAAGACGGCAGAAAAATGATTGAATATAAATCAATCTCTTTCGGGAAAATGAACGAACAGCAATTCAAGACTTATGTAGCTGAGCAACTTCCGGTAATATACGAAGATTTGATCATGCAAATGTTTAAAGCAGATCAGGCTACTTTAGTTATTGAGAGTATCGAGGAACAATATAAAAAATTTCTTTCTATGTTAGTATAGATTGTTTTTTTGTATATATTTACAGTGCGATTCAGTTATGAAAACATTAAAAAAATCCCATAGTTTCAATATTGCCAAAAGTGCAACTCCGCACGACTGGATCGCCTTTATTGAGATTATGGGTATTTTTATTATGAAAGAGATTTGTGGAATTTACAAGATTACATCTCCAAGTAAAAGGGTTTATATTGGACAAAGCACAAATATTAAACGAAGATTCTCTTATTATAAATCAACGCATGGAAAATCACAACCATTTCTTTATAATTCTTTACAAAAACACGGATTTGAAAAACATAAATTTGAAATATTACATATATGCGATCCCGACAAACTAAATGAACTTGAAGCTTATTATATTGAACTTTTCCAGTGTTTTAATTCTGAATTTGGTTTAAATCTACAATCTGGTGGAGGACACTATAAACAATCTAAAGAATCAATTTTAATGAGGGTTTTAAAAAATACCGGGAAAAAAAGAACTGATGAAACTAAAAAGAAAATGAGCAATTCAAGGACTGGTTATAGACATTCAAAAGAATCAATTGATAAAATGATTTTATTCAGAACAGGCAGAAAAAGGCAGCCATTTACAGACGAGCATAAAAGGAAAATTGGAGAAGCAAATAAAAAACATACCGGCAGAAAAATGTCAATTGAAACAAAAATTAAAATTAGCGAGGCTCTTAAAGGAATCAACACATGGCAAAGGGGCAGAAAACATTCTGATGAAACAAGAAAAAAAATGAGTGAGTCAAGATTAGGAAATAAGTATGTCGCAAAATTATAAATCACAGTTTTAAACTTAAACTTTAATAAATAAAATCTATGAACGAATTAGTTAAAATTGACCCTAAAGAATTTGGGTTGGAAGAATCAAGTGTTGCAACAATTGAGCAGGCATTTTTGCCTAAAATTGCCGAACGTGACGGATATGCTCAGATTTACGAGCAGTTAATCACCAAAGAACTAACTCCTGAACTTTGCTCCGATGCCAGAGAATTACGGCTAAAATTAGTCAAAACAAGAACAGGGATTGCCGACATTCACAAAACTCAAAAAGCCTTTTTCCTTGCTGCCGGAAAATTTGTTGACGCTTGGAAAAATAAGGAAACACTTCCCGTTGAGCAGATGGAAGAAAACCTATCGAAGATTGAAAGGCATTTTGAAAACATCGAAAAAGAACGGATTGCCAAATTGGAAGCCGAACGTAGCGAAGAAATTTCAAAGTATTCTGAATTTGTTCCTTCTGGTTTAGGTGCGATGAACGATCAGGTTTATGCAACTTATCTAAAAGGTTGTATTGTCGCCTATGATGCCCGAATTAAGCAAGAAGCAGAAGCAGAATCAGAAAGGCTAAGACTTATTGAAGTTGAAAAAGAAAATGCCAGATTAAAAACAATTGAGGACGAACGAATTAGGCTTGAAAACGAAAAATTGAAAGCCGAAGCCGAAAAGAGGGAAAAAGAAATTGAGGCCGAGCGTAAGAAACAGGCTGATTTACTTGCGAAACAAAAGACTGATGCTGAAGAAAAAGCACGTATTGAAAGGGCAAAGCAAGATGTAATATTAGCCAAAGAACGCGCTGAAGCAGAGGCAAAGCAAAAAGCTATTGAAGATGCAGCCAGAATTGAAAGGGAGCAAGCCGAAGCTGAACGCAAACGACTGGAAGATGAATTGAAGGCAAAACAAGAGACTGAACGCAAGGCAAAAGAAGAAGCTGAACGGAAAGAAGCTGAACGTATTGCTTTCGAAAAGAAAGCAGCAAAAGCACCAGACAAAGAAAAGTTGATTAAGATGGTTGATTCAATTGCCATTGAAATACCTGAACTTTCCGATGCTACTTCGGTTGCCGTATCAAATGTGATTAATGCCAAATTTGAAAGTTTTAAGATTTGGGCTAAGAGCCAGATTGAATCACTTTAACCCTGAATATCCTGACATCATCAGGTTTCAGGCATTCTTTAAAAAATAATCACAGTTTTTTAATCACTTAAATTTTAATAAATGAAAAATCGAATCAACTTTATCCAAAAATGTAAAATGTATATGGCTTGCTCGAATGAAGAACTACCTCCAATACTGCAATACATCTATTTTAAAGATGGTTTTGCGTATGCTTCAAACGCACATATTTTAGTCAAAAATAAATTGACTGAAATAACCGAACGAATATCAGAAGATGAACTTGCAATTTTAGACGGGAAGCTAATACATAAGTCTATATTTCAAAAAATACTTGTTCACGAAAAAATACAAATTACAGAAACAGGAATTGTTTGTAAAACTCCATTTTTCAGCATTGAATACAAGTTTTCAAGCGATGATAATTTAAAATATCCAAATGCAGAACTTATTTTACAGAAAGCATTAAAAAACAATGGAAGCGCAAATAAATTATCTCTAAATATATCATTGTTGTATAAGTTAGAGCAATCTTTATATGATTGTCGTAATCCAATATTTGTATTTGGAGATAAGCCAAGTGATTCAATTCTGGTAAAGTCACAAGACAAAAGCGTAGAAAGTTTTGGCATAATTATGCCAGTAATGATTTCAGAATCTTAATCCGTTACCCAAAACTGGGGTATCCTTTCCGGTTCGATCCCCGGAAACGGAACAAAAATCATTAAAACTTTATTTATGAAAACTTATGTTTTGACAGTATCAAGTGTATTTCCTTGTACCCATAAACGAAAAGGAGAAGAAACATACTTTATTCAAAAAATCCTGTCCGCATTAGGGTTTGAAATATACTGGGATAATTTCAAAAAAAATATGGATAAAATGGGAATACCGGTTCCTGTTGTTAGTGATTTTGATAGAACGACTAAGAAGCTTCACACCATCCTGGCCAACTATGAATTATGGGAAAAACGAATCAAAGAAGTTCAGGATGGTAAGGCAGTTTTGATAATTTGCTGTTGGGAAAAACCAGGTGGAAGGTTCATAAAAGGAAATAAACAGGTTAAATTTTGCCGTCTAGATAAGGATTCGGGTATTGGAGTACAGGCACTTGCATTTACTATTGATAATTCAGCAGATAATAGACCTATATTATTCGATAGTTGCAAAATAATTGATTGGAATGAACTAGCTAAAAATGACGGGCTTTCTATCGAAGATTTTAAAGACTGGTTTAGCAAATATGACCTTTTAGAACCTTTAGCAATCATTCATTTTACCTCATTCAGGTATTAAGCATTTAACCCGGACAAATTAAAACTTCTTATTTATGATTATAAAAGTTTATCACCAATATTCCAAACTCGATTCCGAACATCAATTTGGAATCGAAATCATTGACGAAAATAATTCTTGTGAAACATACATAAATTGGGTGTGGTTCTATCTTGGAGTTTTTATGGGTAAAGATAAACCAACCATTTACCCATATAAACCCTGGAATTGGGATATAAAACCAAAAACGTACAAATATGCGAATAATGCCGAAAGGCAAGCCAAACTAATCGCTAACTACATAAAAAGTAAGCTATGAAAAATATACAGGAATATAAAAATTTTACTAGCCGGGTATGCGAACTGTCAGGCTGTGAAGTAAAATATCTTAAAACTAAAATAAGGAAAAAAGAATTTGTACGTGCAAGGTATCTAATAATCGCATACAGGATATTTGTTTGTGGATTATCCCGTGCAAATGCAGCTTCTGTTTTTGGCATAAAGAGATGTACGACGTATCATATTCTTAAAACAATTAGGTTAGATTACCTCACCACGGAAGGATACCGTGAAATGTTTTCTGAGATATTTGAAAAATATCCAATGTTAGTTAATTGAGTTTAATTAATTTATTATGCCAGATTTTACACTTTGCATAAACAAAGAATGTCCGCTAAAAGCATCATGTTTCAGGTTTACGGTGATTCCGAACGTAATAGGTCAATCATATTGGTTTTTTGAGCCATTTTTAAATAAAAACAAAATTTATTGTAATTATTTTAAACCAATCACTGATTATGGAAATTCCGACCTGGCAAAAGGCTGAAATGTTTTGTTTATGTGGCAATAAATTTAAACCGGCATATCGTAACGGAATACTTATTTCTAAATCATGCCCGAATTGCCAATATAAATTAGCCTATAAATCGAATAACGGTAAAAACGGATCAACACACGCCGAAAAAGATCAGTGCCTTAAATCGCCTAAAAAGAGGGTAAAAACAAATTTCAATTTTTACACTACAACGGCATGGAAATGGTTTTCGAGGTATGTTTTACTCTACTATGCAAATAAGGATTTTGCTGTTCAATGTTCAACCTCCGGGAGATGGATGTCAATTACAAGCCGAAAGTCTCAGTGTGGCCATTACATCAAAGTCAGGGATATGACTAAAACTAATTATTCAGTTGCCTTTGATTTCAGAAACGTAGCTCCTCAGTCATTGCAAGATAATAAATTTGGAGGAGGCCGTCAGGATGAAATGAGAAAATGGTTAGTTATGGTTCATGGAGAAGAATCCATTAAAGAACTCGAAATAAAGAAAAACCAAATTTGCCGTCTTGATAAAACTGAATTAGATTATTGGGCTAAAATTTACAGAGCTAAATTCAATGAATTGTTAACAGAAAAACAAATAAAAAATCCGTGGACTAAGCGTAAATCATTTAAAGTAAAAACGTTAACACAACAAACCGGATAACTATTTTTATTAAATCTAAATAAAGTTTATCAATTTATAATCATTCTAAATAATACCCAATGAAACTTTATTATCTTTCAGAAGCTCGTTTTATGAACCGGATAGTAAAATCCTGGGACAAGAAAGGTTTTCCCCACAATGCAGGTCACCGGAACATTTTACGTTTTGCATTTAGGACCGTTCAGTACTGGTCAAATTTAGAAAGGCAACGGGTTTCAAAACTTAACCAGTTCGATACATCTAATTTAACACTATTCTAATGAAAATTGACAGAAAAAAAATACATCAAAAGTTTGGTGGTAGATGCGCTTATTGTGGTACTGTACTGAAAGACGAAACCGGAAAACATATGCACGTTGACCATCTGGAGGCAATAGAAAGGAATGTGCCAAAATCAAAATGGAAAGCGCATTGGGGTGAATACAGACCATGCGAGAAGCCTGAAAATGATAATGAAGCAAATTCTATTCCATCCTGCCCAAAATGTAATATTCTGAAAAATTCTTTGCCAATAGAATCTTTCAGAAATATGATTAAAGACACTATTCGCCAACTTGAAAGAAGTACAACGTATCAAAGGGCTGTTCGATTTGGAATGATTGAAATTAAAGAATGGGATGGATTATTTTACTTTGAAAAATTAACTAAAACCATAACTATGAAAAAGATAATTCCTTTCTCAAACGCAACCGAAGCGGAGTGGTGGCTTAATTATAATTGCGATGTATGCCGAAGATCAAATTGCAGCGCAAAATTAGCCATTCAAAAAGGATTTATTTCGGGGTATATTACTGAACGAATGGCTGAGTTTATTGGTCATACAAATAATACGCTCGGTAAAAATTGCAGCAAGTTTACTACTGTTCGGATAAGTCCTGTTAAGAAAAACAAACCAGAATTAACACCTAAAATGTTTTGATATGGCTGAAGGTTGGATAAAACTATTTAGAAAAATTGTTGAAAACTTAATATTTGAACAGTATCGCTTAAAATACTTTTTTAATTAAATTTGTGGTGTCGTTATGAAAGTAATGGCACTTTTTTAATTCCAAAATTTACAAAGTAAAGTATGGCTGAATTGAAAATAGTCAAAACCAACGAAAAGGTTATTATCTGGCTTCACAGAGGAAATAAATCTCAACAATGGCTTTCTGAACAGCTTGGTCAAACCAGACAGGCTATTAGCCAAAAAATAAAGGAAAATTACTTTTCGGTAGGTGATTTGATTAGGATGAAATCACTTGGATTTGATATGGAATAGTTTTTAAGGCTTTTAACAGTAACAAAGTAAAGTATATGGCAGCAAGAAAAAAGATTGATAAGGCATTTATACCATCAATCAAGGATGCTATTGGAAAAGTTGAAAACAATGAACCATTAGTAAAACTTAAACCTGAGTTTAGAAACACAGTTCCGTATGCAGTAAAACTTAAGGATCCACGTTGGCAAAAGAAGCGATTAGAAATATTCAACAGAGATAATTTTACTTGCCGCATTTGTGGTGATACAGAAACAACGCTGGCAGTACATCATTTAAAATATCAAGGTGAACCGTGGGATGCTCCTAATGAAAAATTAATTACTGTTTGTGAAGATTGTCACATTGAAATCGAAGAATTAAAGAGTGAAATAAATGATTTTAATACACTCAAAATTTTAAAGAGAAAATTTAAATCTGAATTAGACAGAGAACTGTATATTTCTTTTGATGAAAGTCTTAGGCATAAAGTTTATCAATTAAATGGTAGCTGTTCGTCATATATAGGAATTGAAAAGAAAAATGCAGAACGAATAATTAATGTATTATCAAAGTTTATTGAATCTTAAATTTATCGCAAATGATAGATAATATAACAGGATATGAATTAAGCAGGGATTGGTTTAATTGGTGCTTTGAAAATCCTGAAAAGATAAGACCAAATCATACAGCACTGTATTTTTTCATAATTGAGCATTGCAATAGGCTTGGATGGAAAGAAAAGTTTGGATTACCGACAACCATGTCTAAAGAAGCCATTGGCATAAGTTCATACAATACATTCATTAATACATTTAATGATTTAGCCGAATGGGGATTTATAAAAGTAATCGAAAGATCAAAAAATCAATTCTCATCAAACATTATTTCTTTATCAAAAAATGATAAAGCACTTGATAAAGCACTTGATAAAGCATTAGTAAAGCACGATATAAAGCAAAGTGAAAGCACCATACAAGGCATTGATAGTATAATAAAACAAGAAACAAGAAACAAAGAAACAAAGAACAAGAAAAGAAAAACTAAAGTTTTCATCCCACCAACAGTTGAAGAAGTAAAATTATATTTTAAAGAAAACGGATATACTGAATCTTCTGGAGAAAGAGCATTTAAATTTTATTCAGTTGCAGATTGGATAGACTCAAAAGGTAATCCGGTATTAAACTGGAAACAAAAAATGCAAGTAGTATGGTTCAAGGATGAAAATAAAGACAAAACAGCAATAACAAGAGTTAAAAACACAAAAGTTTCAGGATGAAATATCAATCTTCTCAATCAAAGAGAGTTTACGACATTGACTTTGATCAAACTAAAAAAGCACGATATAAATGTCCTGAATGTGCCGATGGAAGGAAAAATAAATCTGCCAAAGATTTAGAATACTATCCAGACACACAAAGAGCCTATTGCTTTCACTGTTCGACAACTCTTTACGAATACAAGCCTTTTGAATCAGCACACGTTTATGATGTTCCGGTTTGGAAAAACAAAACAGCATTAACCGACAAGGCGGTAAAATATTTTGAAAGTCGAATGATTAGTCAAAGTACGTTGATTGGAATGAAGGTTTATTCAGATATAGAATGGATGCCACAATTCAAATCAGAGGTTGAAGTTATTTGTTTCCCATTTTTTAGAAATCAGCAATTAGTAAATATCAAATATCGTGGAGCCAAGAAATCGTTCAAATTGGTTTCAAATGCAGAATTGGTATGGTATAACTTCGATTGTATTTTAGAATCAAAAGAATTAATTATTTGCGAGGGTGAAATAGATTGCTTAACATTCATTGAAAATGGTTTTAAAAATGTTGTTTCTGTTCCAAATGGTGCAAAATCAAAATCAGAATACCTTGACGATTCTATTCAATTTTTAGATCATATTGAAAAGGTTTATTTAGCCACCGATGTTGATGCCCCTGGAATTGAACTGAAAGATGAATTGATAAGACGAATTGGTGCAGAAAGGTGTTATTCTGTTAATTTTAAAGATTGCAAGGATGCCAATGAGTATTCTGGTAAGTATGGAGGTTTCGACTTCAAGGAACTGATTAAAAACGCCAAACCAATACCTATTGACGGTAATATTGAAATTTCAAGCCTTTACAATGAAATTATTGACCTTTACGAAAATGGTTTGCAAAAAGGAAATGACGTAGGCGTACCAGAGATTGATAATTTTTGTACTTGGGAATTAGGGCGGCTTTGCACGGTTACAGGAATTCCATCGAGCGGAAAGTCTGAATTTGTTGATTACTTGATAGCAAGATTAAACCACTTGTATGGATGGAGGGCGGCTTATTTCACACCAGAAAACTATCCATTAAAATACCACTATGCCAAAATACACGAGAAATTTTCAGGGTATAAATTTAGAAAAGATACTGATAAAACAGATTTTCAAAGCATTTACGAACATATTAAGGATAATTTCTTCTACATAATGAATGAAAAAGACCTGACTATTGAATCAGTAATGAAGTCTGCTAAATCGTATGTAAAACAAAAAGGTATTAAGATTTTAGTTGTTGACCCGTATAATAAACTTGACCACCAATTAAATAGGGGTGAAAATGAAACTCAATACGTTAGTAGATTCCTTGACATACTTGTAAATTTTGCCAGATTTAACAATGTTTTGGTGTTTTTAATCGCTCACCCAAGAAAAGTTGAACCAGATAAAGTTCCGACAATGTATGATATTTCAGGGTCAGCCAATTTTTACAACAAAACGGATTATGGCCTTACTGTCCATCGTTTAAGGGATGAAAATAACGCTATGAGTAATTCAGTTGAAGTACACTGGCAAAAGATAAAGTTTAAGCATTTAGGAACCCAAGGGGTATCTAATCTTGACTACAACTTCAATAATGGAAGATTTGACCCATCAGGAGTATTTGACAATACTGATTGGCTGCAAACAAAACCCATTCAAATTGATTTTTGGGATAATCCGGTAAATTTCAAACCAAACACCTCATTCTATGAAAAAGAAGATAATTCAGAGCCTGTGCCTTTTTAAAGCAAATGTGTTTCGGATAGAGATAAACAATCCAAGTAAAAGAACTTAGTTATGGGGTCGGTTTTTATTACTCATTTTAAAATCAAATTGTCAATGAAAAAATTAGAAATTACAGACTGGAACAAACCAGATAAAAATGAAACGATTGATGTGCCTGATGAACTTTTCAGCCTTTTTAACAAAGTCGCAATGCAAATCAGATTCCACACAATTAGCGGAAAAAACGAAGTTCAAACTATTGCTGATATTGTCCACGGTTGCCAAAAGTTCTTTAAAGAAATGTACGATGTCAATGATGAATCACCTTTTTGTCCGCACTGTCACAAATACAAAACGATGCAAGGCAACGGAATAATGCACCAACTTTGTGAATGCGGTTAAACTGCACCATAACGTTGGGAGTTACACGCAGGGCTTGCGGTGAAGTCCAAATAGATAACTAAATTATTAATCCTTTCAGCAATTACCTGTCAGAAAGCTAAGGCAAGACTTGACGGGTAACGAAAGTTATAAACCGTTTTAAAATCATGTCAAAAAAAGTAAAATTAGAAATGACCAAAACCGAATTTGATAAAGTCATAATGATGATCGAGGACGGTGCTACAATGGTCGAATGTGCTGAAAAAGAATATGCAGACAGATGGAATAAGGCTCTAGATTCCACTCAAAAAATGTTATGGAAAAATAAAATCGACTACTTTATCAAGCGGTAAGTAAATGGTTTTATAACGCTGATGTCTACACGCAGGGCAGGGTGCGAAGATTGCGCCTTTCCTGTCAGAGCAAAAGTTAATACGGGCTACAACGCTCGGAAACCACGGTTGCCTGACTTGCGGGTTAGCCAAAGTTGTGGTTAGTGCTTTTTTTGATCAATGCAGATACACTGCACACTTTATTTGCACCTTTATTTTATCGTACATTTTAGCATGAAATAAACCTATAAAAGTTGATATATATGAGACATTCGTTGATAAACTATCCAACAACCTCAATTAAAAAATGCACAAGATGTGGGGCAGTTAAACACGTAAACTACTTATTTGAAGGTAAATATAGACCAGTTTGGATTAAAAACGGAGAGGTATTTTTAAATGCTCCTGAATGCTTAAATAAACTATAAAAAATGAATACAGAAGTTTCAATTTACAAGTATCCGGTAGTTCTTGATAAAGGACAAACCAAAGAAAGATGCGATTGTGGTGGACAAATTATAACCCGACTACACGCAAAAGATGGAAACATTAAAGTACAGGTATTGCATTGTACTGCTTGCACACAGGACTATTTTAGCCTAGAAGAAAATGAAACGCTTTGGCTTGAATCCGAAGCTGGCAAACCGTTAGAAAGATGCCGTGTGAGTGTGAAAGAAACTGGGTTTGAAATGTATCCAATGATTTTAAGCAAATCATGTACAACTAGATGCCCTTTTAGTATAGCATGGGGAGTTTATAATGAAAAGCCTTATGTGCTATGTGCTAAAGGAACACAGAATGCTTTTATTAAAAATACTTAAAAATAGAAATATGAAAATAGCTCTTAAAATTATCACAGTAATATTAAGATTGATAGTACTTATTATTCTCGCCATACCAGCATCTATATTGCTTTCATCTTTTTTTATTGATAGAGATATGTTTTGCAATTTATGGGATGAATAAACTAACTGATTCCATGATTGAAACGGTGCAATAGCATTGACCATAACGCTGATGTATAGCGGCAGAGACCGGACTCGTAGCGATGAACTGTCGCGCCGATGATATGTAACTGCGAATGCTAAACTACGAAAAGCGATGCTGCCGCTATTGCGGGTAGCAACATGTTAAC